TACAGATAAAGTAGAACCTTCATTACAAGGTTTAAATGATGTTATCACAGATTTAGCACTTCAAGAATTACAACCAACAATTGGAGAAGTAGATTTTAGCAATTTGATTGAATATTTACAAAAATTAAAAGAAATTAAAAATAAAAATAGCGAAAATAATAAAGTTATAGAAGAACAAGAAGGTTTATTTAAACGTATTATAGAACAATTACGTCAAGCACCAGCATTAATAAAAGCATTCCAAGATCAAGTATTTGATTTAGATAAAGTTCTTCAAGATGTTGCTACTAGATTAGGAACACCAATGGAAAGGTTGCAAAAAACAATTGAAGATGGATTAGTCAAAGGTGTTGAAATATTTGAAGATACTTTAACAGATGCAATACTTACAGGTAAAGCCAGTTTTAGCGAATTAGGTGACCATATTAAGAAAGTGTTAGCAAAAGCATTAGTGCAAAAGTTTATATCAGGACCTATCTTGAGTATATTTGGATTAGCAAAAGGTGGACCAGCAAACGCAGGACAACCATATGTTGTTGGTGAAGAAGGACCAGAACTATTTGTTCCAAAACAATCAGGAACAGTTATACCAAATGACGAAATGTCAACTGGTGGTAGCGGAATGGGAATGGGCACAACGGTAAATTACAATATTAATGCTATAGATTCCAGATCTTTCGAGGCTCGACTTTCTGAGAACCCCGAGTTCCTGTTTAACGTAACGCAAGTAGGTGCGAGGAGGCAACCAGCATAATGAGTTTACAAACAATTATAGACAACGCAACATACATTGATATAAACAAAGGTAAAGTTGCCGCTCAATCAGTAAGTAGAAGTGGAGTAGTCCTAACTGCCGAAAGAGCAAGTAACCAACCATACAGATTCAAAGTAGGTATGCATAGCGGATTACAATACAGCACTAACAGAGGATTGTTAGAAGATATTGATGCATTGGATGTTACAGAAGAAACCACAATTGATATTGGTGATACAAACAGCGGACTAAGTTATCTTACAGCATATCAAGGTGGTATAACAAGTGGCACACTAACATTAGTAAGTGTAAGTGGTAGCACAATAACAGTAAATGCAAGTGGTGTTGGCGGCAGTGGCACATTGTTTAAGAAAGGAGACTTCTTACAACCATTAGTAAGCAGTTATAGATATCCTTACCAAGTAACAGCAGATGTTAGTTTTAGCACAGGCAGTAGTGTAGCAATACCAGTTCACAGACCAGTTATAAGTCAAGACGGTGTTACATTGTCTAGTGGCAACATAGCAACTGGTAAAGATGTTCACTTTAAAGTTAAATTAACAAAACGACCAGGATACAGAGTAGTCCCACATGATAGAATACAGTTTCAAAGTGCATTTGAAATGGTCGAAATAATCACAACATAAGGACACAACATGGCAACAAGTATACCTCCAGTTACCGGCACAAACAATATAAAACATGCAATGTTAGTAGACCTTACATTGGGTGCAACAACTTATTACATAAGTGGTGCATACAAACCAGTTACATATGATGGAAACACTTACACAGAGTTAGGCAGTTTCTTAGGTGTTAGTGAAATACCAGAAGACATAAGAACAACAAACGGTGACATACAACTTAGTTTAACAGGCATACCTAGTGACCAAGACTATATGGGTTTGATATTAAGCACCGCAATTAAAGGTGGTGTAGTTAAAATACACAGAGCATTCTTTAATGATGATTATAGTGTAGATGCCGCAAATGTGTTTCAACGTTACAATGGCATTATAACTAATTACAGCATCAGTGAAGACTACAACTTTATTGAAGGCAAGAATACTAATAGTGTTGCAGTTAGTTGTGCAAGTGTTAACACCATATTAGAACAAAAAGTAGCAGGACAAAGAACTAACTTAACAGATAGACAAAAATACTTTCCAACAGATAACACTTTTGACAGAGTAGCAGACTTACACAATGTATCATTTGACTTTGGTAAAGAATATAGTGCTAGTTCTGGATACGGTGGTGGCTACGGTGGTGGCTACGGTGGAATCGGTGGCGGCTTTGGTGGCGGCTTTGGTGGCGGCATGGGTGGATACAGAATAAGATAATGATTAGACGAGCAACAATACAAGACTATGACAGCATAATGGCAATGATGATTAACTTTGCCAACAGTTCACCTTATAGTGCTTTACACAATCCAGAATACAATGATATGTATATTAGAAGATTATTAGATAGTTTTGGAAAAGAAGGTTGCATACTGTTAGGTGAAAAGAACAATCAAGTAGTAAGCATGTTGATAGCACAAATACAAACAGATGCATGGTTACCAGAAATAAAAACAATGAAAGAAGTTGCGTGGTGGGTTGAACCAGAACACAGAATGTCATCATTGGGTTATAGACTACTAAAAGAATATGTGAAAATAGGTAAAACTCTAGTAGAAAAAGAAATAATAGAAGGTTTTACACTCACAAACATGGAGATATCGCCAGACTTTGATTTAGAAAAACGAGGTTGGCGACCTATAGAAACAAATTATATATATGAGGGTGTGTAGATGGCAGTATTTACAGCAATAGCAACAGCAATCGTAGGAGCAATCGGTATAAGCGGTATAGCGGCTACTATTGCCACAAGTATTATTAGTGCTGGTTTAGCCTTAGGAACAGCAAAAGCATTAGGGGTAATGGAACCACCTAAGCAACAGGAAACAAAAGATCCAGGTGTTAAGATACAGTTACCACCAAGCACAGACAACAGAGTTCCTGTGTTTTATGGACAAAGTTTTACTGGTGCAATCATTGTGGATGCAGAAATTAAAAACCAAAACAATACCATGGTGTATTGTATGGTTATTGGTGAGAAAACAGATAGTGGCACAATTACTATTAATGACATTTACAGAGATGATGCAAAATTAATCTTTAGTGGTGCAACAGTTACTGGAGCAACAGATCCAAATGCTACTACATCTAATCAAATTAATGGTAAGATACGTTGTAGAGTATATGCAGGCGGAACAGCGGCAAGTGACCAAGTGTTTCCTACAACTGGTGCAGTAGCGGCTACCACATTAATGACCACAATTGATGCAGGCACAAGTTATGCAAACTTAGTCTATTCAGTTATTGAAATGGATTATGATGCTGAAAACGGATTGCAAGGCTTAGGTGCTATTACATATGATATCAATAACAGTTTAAATGAGCCGTCAAACGTGCTATTAGACTACTTACAAAACGATAGATATGGTGCTGGTATCAGTAGTGCTGATATTGATTTAACCTCGTTTAACGACCTCTACGACTATTCTACGGCTAATGTTGAATACAGAACAGCCACTGGTAATATTGTAGCAGGACATCCTAGATGGCAAATTGATGGTATGTGTTCAACCTACCAACCAGTAAAAAGAAACATTAATGAAATATGTAGAAGTTGTGCGGCATACTTTGCTTACGATCCTAAACAAGGTAAGTTTAAAGTTGTGTCAAACAGAGCGGCAACTAGTGGTGAAAAGTCAGCGGCTTATGTGTTTAATGATGACAACATAACCAGTTCAATTGATATTACGTCAACAGAATTATTCAGTTTATACAACAGTATTGATGCTGAATACCCTAGTGTTGACAAAAAAGACCAAACACAAACCATAGTAATAAGCACACCAAGTGGTGACAGAAACAATAATGAACCAGACAATCCACTGGACACTAGATTTAATTTAGTTAATGACAGAAGTAGAGTGGGTAATTTAGCAAACATTGACCTTAACCAAAGTAGAACAAGCACAGTTATAAACTTTACAGCAGACTACAGTTCAATTGTTAATGACGTAGGTGATGTTGTTAAAGTTACAAGCAGTCAATACGGATATACAAACAAATTGTTTAGAGTTATGCGTGTTACAGAAGTAGAAACAGCAGATGCTATGTTAGGTGCTAAGTTTACTTGTATTGAATATGACGACAGTATATATGCTCACACCGTATTGCAAAGTGATGGTGCAGTAGGAGTAAGTGGTATACCTGGATGGTGGACAGGTATTTGGGGAGGCACCGCTAGTATTCCTATTATTGGAGATATTGTAATTACAGATCCTGCTAATGCTACAGCAAATATTGTAGACCCAGGTAATGGTAATGTAGTTGGCTCACCAATAGATTACAGCACTATTGATTGGCCTAACGTTATAATTGGAGGTGAAGGTGGACAAGGAGGCATTACATCTACGCCTGAAACACCATTAGCAGTTCTTCCAATAACAATTCCAGATATTCCAGGATTAGATGAAATAGAAATTGAAGTAGCAACTGAAACAGGAACAGGTTCACCAAAACAAAAAATACTTAATAAATTTAAAATTCAAAACCCATTAGGCGGTAGTTGGGCACCATCAGAAATTCCTTTTATTGCATTACCTTTGCCAGAAAATCCTACTTCTGAAAAAGCCGATGGCACAGCATTACCAAATTTACCTAATGTAAAAGAACCTAAGTATGACATAAGAGTATTTGGACACGGTATTGGTGACCAAGGTAAATTTACTACTTTGCCATCAGCAACAGTTCCAGAAATTGTCTTAGACAATAAAGGTGGTATTCCAGGAGCATCATTAGCCAGTCAGGCAGTAGGATTTAGTGTTGACGAAGCACCTGCGGCGGCTGTAATGCCAATGGCAGGTGAATTGTTTTACACTACCACAGGAGCATTTACAGGAAACACTTTGACATTTAATGAGGAAGGATATCCAAATTTAATTGTAGGTGGTGTTTTAAGTGGAACTGGAATTACTCCAGTTACTGTGATAACAGCAGTTACTGGTAACAGCAGTATTACTACAAATATAAATGTTAATGTAGCCAGTGGTGCAACTATAGGCATAAACAATGCTATTCCTACTGCATTAGGAGAATCAGCAAGTTTTATTGTTCCAGCAACTGTATCACCATTAGGTGGAGCAGACTTAGGAAAATATGGTTTAAAAAGCGACTTTCAACCATTCGGAACATTACCAGGCGGAGGAGGAGCTCTAGGTTTTGCAGTATTTAATACTGTCGACTACACAGAAGTTGATGAAACAACTAATGAGCCAACAGGAACTACAATTCAAGATGCACAATCAACTAGTGGAATAGGTGCAACCTTTAATAATTTACCACCAGCAGTAGTTGAAAATGATACTCTTGAAATAAGTGAAGCAAGAGGATTGGCAGTTGCTCAGGCGGCTGGAGTTACTACAACTGGTAAGAAGTATATACCAAAACAAGTATCATCACAACCATCCGCATTTAGCACATTGTATCCAAACACCGCTGGTAAACCTAATTTTACATTAGAAAGATTACGAGCAGGTGACAGTTTAAGGGATCTATTTTAAATGAGTAATTCAACATACATATTTTATAATTCAGTTACAGGAACAATACTTGCTAAACGTAATATGAGTGAAAAACAAGCACAGGAAAACTGTAAAAGAAATCATCAATTTAACATGGTTTGTGGTTTAGAAACTGAATTGGGTTTTGTTTTAAATATGCAAAATAATTACGTTGATGTAAATGTTGATCCACCAATAGTAAAAATGGGAACACCTGTGCCAGAAGATTATGAAGCAAGATACAGAGCAGAAAGAAATACAAAATTAACTGCAACAGATTGGACACAAGGTGCTGATTCACCATTAAGTGATGCAAAAAAGTTGGAATGGCAAACATATAGACAAGCATTAAGAGACGTAACGTTTGGACAACATATGGTTTGGCCTAGACCACCACAATAAAGATATATAGGAGAAAGATATGGATTTTAGTTTAAAAGGTTTAATTTTACAAATGTGGGACGCCGATGGTAATTACAACGGCCCTACAAATAGAGTGCTAGTGTTTAATGGCTTACCATACAATATAGATGATTATGCCGCAGAACATGGCTTTACATTGCCAGATTCTTAAGATTACGATAAATACAAGCATAACAAATTAAACAGCCTATAGAGAATACTTTATAGGTTATTTCCAATAGGAGAGAAGCATGTCGGGAAGAACCTTATCGTTCAAAAACTATCTAAAGGGCAGTGATAACGTCCAGATGATAGAAATGTTGCCAGAACATCAAAGAACATTCACATACAATTTCGCAACAGATATTACAAATTATAATTTTACTGCAAACTATTCAACACTAGTTGTTGATGCTTTGACATACAATGTAAATACAGGTGAACCTAACTTTGCTACTTCAAACGTTATTGGATATCTAGGAGCAACCTCCACAGCAATAGCCGCCGGCAATATTAATAAAACAAATGCCGCCGCAGGACTAGTTGATTTTACCATTCCTAAAAACAGGTATACAGGTTTTATATATCCTGATGCTAGAACTAATGTAGTTATTAGTATTGTAGAATTTACATGGGAAAATACTAATCCTACAGTTAATGTTTTTGACAGTCATAGATGGGCAGTTATAGAACGTTATACAGCAGATGTAACAGCAGGCGATCCTACTTCAGCAAACAACTCAATAACATTTAATAATATTGTAGGAGTTTAACATGGCTAATATTATAGTCTCAGTTGCTCAAAGCAATGTCACAGTGGATGAAGCAAACAGTAATGTTGCTGTAACTACCACATTAAGTAATGTAACAGTTGGTGATGCTTTTACTACATCAAATACAGTAATTAGATCCGCATTAAGTGCCACAGACGCAGGTGGAGATGGCTCATTTGCATACGATAATTCAACAGGTGTATTTACATACACTGGTCCAAGTGCATCAGAAGTAAGAGCACATTTAAGCGGAACATCACCCATAACATATAGTTCAGGAACTGGCGCAATTGGCATTGATAGTGCCGCTGTATTCAGTGGTAAGACCACAGACGATTTAGCAGAAGGTTCAAATAACTTATACTTCACAAATACAAGAGCAGACGCAAGAGTAAACGCTGTATTACCAAATACAGGAAGTTTATCAGAAGGCACAAATTTATACTTCACAACAGCAAGAGCAAATAGTGCCATAGGTGCATATACAGGCAACTTAACAGCAGTAAACACTACTGGCAACATCACAACAACAGCAAATGTAAGTGGTGCATATATCCTAGGTGATGGAAGTCAATTAACAGGAATTGACGAATTAACAAACGCACAAGCACAAGCATTCATAGAAGCAAATGGTCTAGATATGACCAGTGCCATAACTTCAAACAGTAACGTTACTACAACCGGAAATTTAAGTGTAGGTAATCTTTACGTTACTACAGTAGGTCAAGTAGATACTCAAAACTTAAATGTGCGTAGAGATTTAGTTATTGTAGATGACCAATATGCAAATCTCACAGTAGGTGGATATGGTAGTTGGGAAAATAGAGGTCAACGATTACACATTCATGGAGCACTTTCTGGTGCTGGTGAACTTCTCCTAGGAGATTCTGGTAATATAGCATTGGCTAAAACAAGACTTTACGGTAATGGTGCTATTTACAATGATTCATTTATAGAGTCTGGCGGAAATATTTCTTCAAGTATGGCTCTTAAAAGCACAGGTGGCACTGGCTTAATTATAACTGGAAATGCAACTATTGGAGGCAACTTAGATGTAACCGGAAACATAAATTCAGAAACAGTTGTAGACTTATTTGTTGAAGATAGAAATATCACTATGCAGTATGGTGCTGTAGGAACACCAGTAAATGATAGCCATATATTCGTAGACAGAGGTTCTGCGGCAAATGTATATTTACAATGGAGAGAGAGTGCTGATCAGTGGATGTTTACTAATGACGGCACACAAGATTTTGCAATACCAACAAGCACAACTCTCCTACTTGAAGGAACTAACTTATATTACACTGATGCTAGAGCAGATGCTAGAGTTAACTTACAAACAGGAACTAACTTAGACCTAAGTTCAAAATCAACAAGTGACTTAACAGAGGGCACAAACTTATACTTTACTGGTGCAAGGGCTAGAGGCAACATAAGTGTTGGAACTCCAGCAAGTGCAAGTAGTGGAGGTGCATTAGCATATAATAGCGGAACAGGTGTATTTACATTTACTCCAGCAGATATTCAAACAGATTCAGAAGTAAGAGCATTAATAAGCACAACTACAGCGGCGGCTAGTGGTGGCGGAAGTTTAGCATATGATAATGGAACAGGTGTGTTTACATTTGCTCCTGCTGATAGTGTTACTACAGCAACAAATGCCACAAACGTAAACATTACAGATGATACTTCAACTGATGCGGCACATTATGTAACACTAAGTCCAACAACTAGTGGTAATAATGCATTAGAAGTAAGTTCAAGTAAATTATCATTTAATCCTAGTTCAGGAGTATTACAAACAGACCACATAAGCAGTGATAGTGGTCAACCTTTACAACTTAAAGGACAAACAAACGGAATACAAGTAGACAAAACAATTAGTAGTGCAGAAAGT